GCAGTAGTCATTATTGCTTCTATATTACCATCAGCAACTGCTAATTTCTCACCGGGTGCGGAAACTCCTATACCAACATTTCCTCCACTTGCAACCATTAAATCATAACCACCGCTTCTTGTAATCCATAGTGGGTCATTAGCTTGAGAGCCTGCTATACCTATACTTGCAGTAGAACTTGACCTTTGTATTAATAAATGTTTTGAGTTTTTACTTGATACTGCATCATTCAGTCTAAGTGTAGAACCATTTTCTGTAGCAGGGCCAGTAATATCAAGTTTATATGAAGGTGTAGCATTTATACCAACATTTTGGTTGGCATCTATGGTCATAGCTAAAGTGTCTGTAGCATCTTGAGAAGTATAAAACTGTAATGTACTATCTCTATTACCAGCAGAAGAATAATTAAAAGCTCTGTTTGAAACTATTTTACCACCAGTATATCCAGCTTGTTGAAATTTTAAAGATGCAGTTTCATCAGTAGAGCCGTGAGATGCTGAGTTATTAATAGTCAATGATGAATCAGCACCATCAGATGATTTACTTACTTTTAAATCTTTATTAAACTCAAAACTTGTTTCAGCAGTAAAACCCATTATGCCAGTGCCGTGTTGATAATTGACATTTGCCACATTACGAGTAGCATCAGACCACATTAAATAAGAACCAGTATCACTAATCATATTAATGTTACAATGGTCGCCATTCTCTTCAATTACTAATAGGTCATCATCGTGTGAATCTGAGCCAGATACAGCACTCTTTCTGATGTGCAAAAGGTTGTATGGTGAGTCAACTCCTATACCAACATTTTGACTTGAATCTATAGTGAGCGCAAGAGTGTTTACATTATCTTGAGCAGTATAGAATTTGAGGTGAGAATCCATATTATCTGCACTTGATGTGAAGTAATCTGAATCTTTACCAGCACGAATTGCACCAGCGTTTTTGGTTACAAAACTACTACCACCATTTGTAGTACCTTGAAAATTAAATTCTATGTCTGCTGTTTGTCCTGTTTCAGAATTAGAGGTAATATCATTGTTATGTATTTTTAATAAAGTATGTGATGCGTTTCCATTGTTGCCTTGTAAATGTAATAAACTACTTGGCAACCCACCAATTCCTATGTTGCCTCCTGGCTCTATAATAAAACGAGGTGTAGTAAAATCTTCTGATATAAAATACTCATCACCACCTGAACTAAAATGGTCAGAATCAGTTAAGCCTTGATGCCATTTTTCACTAGTTCCTTCCATATATGTAAATCTTGCTCCACGATTTGACGCACTTTTTTTAAGTTTTAGAACACAGTTATTGCCATCTGGTGTTATAAAAAAAGCACTACTTCCATTTACAAATTCAGTGCCAGTTGAACCTGTAGAACTAAATGTAACAAAGTTAGTACCATTGTCTTTAAATCTTATATCACCACCATTAGCATCAATATTTACATCAGATTCAGCATCAATAACAATATCATCACCACTGCTTATAGTCAATGCACTGCTGTCGGATATAGTTGATCCAGATAAACTTATGTCTCCAACTACTACTTTTGAGTTAGTCGTATCCACTGTGAATACATCACCACCATCACCATTTTTTCTAACTAAAAATGCTTCTGTATTGGTTACATCTATTACTTGTGTACCTTCTATTATCTCATCAAAACTAAGACTACCACCGCCATCTACCTGGAGATCACCATTGATAACCAAGGATCCTGTGATGGTTCCGCCAGAAGATATCTGGGCAGAGGTATTGCTAATTAAATTTTTAAAGGATGCCATGTTACGCTCCTATGCTAGTACGATGCGTACAGTAGCTGTCGCACCTTTGCCGAGTAAGTGTAAATAAACTGTTGATCCAATGCCTTGAGGTACGTTTAGTTCGTATATGGTATCTCCGCCCGCTAAATACAGGCTATTTGACGTACTTATCATATCACTGGCACTACTACTGAATCCATAATAAATATCGCTGCTAGGCTGCAATATGATGCTATGCACCGCAGATACGTTTAAATTATATTCTGAACTTGTAGATACGCTTTGCGCGCTTTGTACTGAATGATTTGCAGAACTGCTGATATTCAGTGACTCAACCACTGAATGCTTGGAAAGATCAGCCATCTTGTTTCTCCTTCTTGAATGCCTTACCGAGCGTGACTACTCTCATGGGCATTTCGGTTATTTAATCTATGATGCCTTGTTCTCGTAAACTTGCATCGCTAATTCCTTTCATGTGAATCATTGGACTTGCTATCAATTTGCGAACCTTTACAGATTTGCACTTTGGGCAAGCAATTTTATCATCTTTGGACCATAATTGTTCCCACTTATAGTTGCAACGATGACATAAAAAGTCGTTAGTCTTCATTTTTTCTTTTTAAGACTTATCTTTCTTTTAGGTTTTTTTACTTCGCCTTGTTCATTGCAAGGCTCACACCCATCTTTGATATATGCATCAATTTGTTCTTTACTAATTGAATCTAGCTTACCAAAAACTGATCCATCTTTTCTTTTAAAATACTTCATTTATTTTTCCTTTTGAAAAAGGCAGGCCAAAAGGCCCGCCTTTTTATTAGTCCTTACGGATTGTTGAAGTTAACAATACCAAGTGACGTGCTAGAAGCACCATGTGACAACGATGCGCCAAACAAAATGTCGGCAACCACGCTTGTCGCCAGGTGGTCTAAATCATAGGCCGACTGCACCCTTGGTGCAATCTGCATAGCCATGTATACTGATTCCTTCTTAAAGACAGAAGCAGTTTCATCGCCACTTCCACCATCATCATCCCAATCTGTTGAGATGTATGTTGGCATACCATAGATCATTCCTACGCCACCAGAGACATTAGGATTCTGCTCATCACCTCTGCGAGATGAATCATAGAAGTCCTGCAAGCTCAAAAGGTACATATACGCAGCAGGTGAAGCATATAAGAATGTTTCGCCATCTGCGTAGTCGTGACCAGCGTCCAGTAAACTCTGCAAACCTTCACGAAGTTTTGCAGAAGTGACTTGGTTGTCAGTTCCTAAAGTAACATCATTTCCAGTTGCGCTTTGAATCACGTCTACCGCCAAGTAGTTTTCAACCTTTTTAGCCAGGGCATAACCCATAGATTGTGCATAAGCTCCAAAAAGATTTGCTGATTCCTGGACTCTGACAATATCTTCAATACGCTTTGCTTCGTAATGATGTTGGTCCACACTAATGGTGACCTCACCATCGGTGTTGTTTGTGTATGTTACCGCACTTCCTGCGGATTTTGCAGCAGCTGTCTCCTCAGTGACTTTTGGGATATGTAAAGTATCTCCAGAAGGCATCTCGGATGAAAAGTCCATCACCTGATTACGTAAGACAAACTTACGTTCTGCATAGTCCAGGATGGCATCACGCCATAACTCAGGGATGAACTTGGCCGCGGTGGTTACTGTTACGTTACCATCTGCCATTTTCTAACTCCTTATTAGTTGGATTTGCGCTTATAGGATTCCAGTATGTTGCTCCAATTTAAACGCCTGTCACTATCTTTTATCTTCTTTAAATCGACATTACTATCATTGACTGGCGCGGATGGTGCGCTGGAAACCGCTACGCGTTGTGTTTTGAGTTTCTTTACTACAGCACGCAAAGCGTCTATGGGTAGCTCCCCAAATGTTGCATGCTCATCCTCTGGTATCTCACTGAGAAGTTCGGCACGAAGCGATGCTTCCTGCTTCATTGCAGATTCAACAATGGGTTCGAGTTCTGCGAGCTTGTTTGCGCGCTCCTCGGCAAGATTCTTCCATTGTTCCTGCTCTTCCATTTGAGATATTCGAGTATCCTCGATTTCTTTGCGGAGCTTAGAGAGTTCCTGTTCGGCAGCTTGTGCGCGACCACGATACTTTTTTGACTCTGCAATCAGATTACCAACTTCGAGTTGCTGTTGGTTCTGTTCTTGGGTTTGTTCTGGTCCTACAGGATCAACTGTAGGTTCAGGCACTGACTGTGCAACTGGTGTTTGTTCTTCGGACATCCTGTCCTCCTATATGTTTACTTTAACGTGTGTCTTGCTCATACGTGATAGGTTCTTGCCAATTATATTGGCGAAGTCTTTGACGATACCTTCTTCTACTTTATCGCCTAATTCATTATGTTTTTTCTTACCTGGTTCTACAGTGGACCTAAATGGCATTCCACCTTCACCTTCATTATGAAGAGTAAACTTTGTTCCTTGCTTATTCTTCTTAATACCATATAAAAATTGTATTTCTTGATTTTTTCTTACTGTAGTACGCTGCACTTGAAATGCTTTTAACATTTTGCCAGTATCTTTCAAGGTTACTGGTTGTACTTTACCGTTTTTCTTACGATTTGCATAGCTTTCAGAATAATCATCAAATGTTTCTCCTGTATAATCTTTCCCACTAGCAATCTGATCTTTTGTACGCCTTACTGTATTCTCGGCCATCTTCTTTACGTCAGGCTCTGTGAATTTTAATATATCTTGTAACTTAAACATCTACTGGTTTCCAATAATGTCTGCAATTTACACCGCCCCCATGCTCAAAACCATCTGACTTAACTGATCTTATCTCTCCCAATGTAAGTGGATCACTTGCTAAATACGTTCTGCATACTGGGCGAGTCTTTTCATCGTCAGGCCCGACATACTCAAACTCTGTATCTTCTGGTAAATCAATTGCCATTGCTCCAATAACTGAACGTCTATAATCACTAAGCATTGTACCAACCACGTTTTCCACTCTTGGAATGTTTGTGCGGACCGCAGTGCGAATTACACTTTTCAGTTCCTCACCTTTTAGTCCACTATTTACGCCAGCTATCATTGCATTCTGCATCGCATTACTTACTTGTCTGGTGACACCTTCAATACCTTGGCGTTGGAGAGTCTGGAGAGCCACGAGTTGTACCTCGCTTGTACGCCCAAAACTCGGCAAATCAGCAAGAATATCCTCAGTTGTAGCCATGAAGGAGTTGATTGCGGTAGAGAAGCGAAGCTCCTCAACAAAATAGGTCGAAAAGTCAATTGCAGCGACAATTCCCAATATTTCAGTTGTAGATAAGCCTTCCTCTTCAAGTTGTTCAACATCCTGTTGAAATCCATTGATGGCATCTTCAATACTATTTTCATACGAATTAACTGTCTGGTCTATTGTTGGCATTTAAGATATTCAGTAGTCTGTTCTGTGGTGCAGGTTCTTCAGTTTCAGCTTGCTGTACTTCAAACCTAGCTCTATCATCTGGACTTGCGTCAGGATTGTGGTAATCAAACCAATCCATCGGTGTACTAAGATTCCTGTCGAATCTCCAACTCCATAGCATAATCTCTGCTTCTGGAGTCAATGCATAGTTCGGTTCTAGGAAGTCAACGCTGTATTCGTCACCTACATTCACATTTGCTTCTATTTCAATAATTCTTTTGTCTACTTGATACCTGCGCTGTTCCCAAGGTCGCCATGTGTCTTCAGTCATTGCGCTGCGCTCGTCCATGTTCTCCATTTCAATAATG